CGGCTTATACAGCTGATACCGATGTGACATCGAGTATGGATACTTATGTGGTAGGTAATAATGAAGGATCAACAACTTTCTACCAACATGAAAAAGGAACGGATCAAGTGTTATCAACAGGAGCCACAACAAATGTACTGGCCAGTATCTCTTCTGGAGATTTTGATATTACGCAAGACAAAGATAGAGGAATTACCTTCAAAGGAGATGGAGAATACCTTATGTCTATTCGAAGATTCATTCCTGATTTCTTGGCTCAAACTGGAAATGTCAGAGTGACGTTAAACTTAAAGAATTATCCCTCCGATAGTTATGTAAGTTCTTCACTAGGACCTTTTACAATTACAACATCAACGACTTATAAAAGTTGCAGAGCACGTGCTCGTGCTGTACAACTAAAGATAGATAATACAGGTCAATCCCAAACTTGGAAGTTAGGGACGTTTAGACTTGATACACAAGCGGATGGAAGGAGATAATGGGAGATATTGCATTAAGAGGACATGGAAGAGCGATGTATGCCAAAGGTGGTCGTACTCATGTTACTAAAGAAGGTAAAGTAGCTCGTAAAGGGCTTTGGTATAATATTCATCAAAAAAGAAAACGTGGTGAAAAGATGCGTAGTAAAGGAGACAAAGGCGCACCTACAGAAAAAGCAATTAAAAGAAGTCAATTAAAAGACGGAGGTTCTCCGGCTTGGACAAGAAAAGAAGGAAAGAATCCTTCTGGTGGATTAAATCAAAAAGGCAGAGACAGTTATAAAGGTGGCACTTTAAAAGCCCCTACAAAATCTAAAACAAGTGGAAGACGTAAATCATTCTGCGCCCGTATGGGTGGAATGAAAAAGAGATTAACATCAGCTAAAACAGCTAGAGACCCTAATTCAAGAATTAACAAAGCACTTAGAAAGTGGGATTGTTAGTGCCTTTTAAGTCTGAAAAGCAAAGAAGGTATATGCATGCCAATCTACCAAAGATTGCAAAGAGATGGGAAAAAGAGTATAAGGACGGCGGCAAAGTTTTACCGACGAAGGTTGCAATAGCTACTGGTTGTGGTAAGGTTATGGCTAACCGTAGAAAAAAAACTAAATTCTACACATAAGGAGTAATATGAGAAACGACTTTGGAACAAGACCCTACAAATCTAGATTTGGTGGAAAATCTGCTATGAAAAAAGGTGGCAGCGTTAAGAAGCAAGGATACAAAGCTAGAGAAGACGAGTCTCTTGGTATGAGAACTGGAAAAGAATCTACTAAGAAACAATCTATGAAAGATCGTAGAGATGAGTCTTATGGAAAATGGGGCAAAAGACCTAATCAAAAAATTAATAAGTAAGGAAACAGATGTCAGAACAGAGAAGAAGGGGTAGACGACCAAAAAGAGGTGAAAGACAATTTGGCGGTCCTCAAGCTCCAGGTAGACAACGTAGACCAGGTCCTAAAGCAGGAGGTAGACCAGCTCCTAAAGCATATGGAGATAAATTACCAGGTACAGGTAGAGGACTAGATCCTGAATCACTTAGAGAAAAAATTGAATGGGAAAGATGGAAAAGTGAGAGAAGAAAAAAATCAGATAAAGCTGTAACTCCATTAAGAAAAAAACGAAAAAATGGACCTAAACCTGGATCCTTCGATTATTTTTTACAAGAAACACAGAAGCCTGGTTATAAAAGACAAGGAATGAACATAGGTGGCAGAGCTAACCTATTAGAAGAAATGGGTAGAATTGATTCTGAAAAAATGAACCCTAATAGAAGAGCTGAGAAAAAAAGAGTTATTGGAGAATTAAACAGAGGATACAAAAAAGGTGGTCTTATAAAAGGCAAACCTAAATTAGCTAAGAAAGGCTGGAAGTAGTGGGAATATTTGGAATTGCAAAAAGAGGTCTAGGAATGCTTGGCAAAAAGAAAGCCAAAACTATATCTAGTGTTAAACCTGGTGTAGGCGGTTTAAAAGAATCATCTAGAGTAAGAGATGATATGATAAAATCGGTTGATACTGGAGTTAAGAAATTTGGAAGAAAACAAACTAATAAAATTTTATCCGAACAAAAAGGTAAAAAATCTTTAGGTTCTATTATTAAAAAATCTGGAGACCTTGAGAGACAAAAGAAAAAATTATTTAAAAAATAATGAAAAAAGAAATTAAACACGTTGCCTCTAAACTTAAAAAAGCATCAAAGGCACACGCTAAACAATCTGAAATATTAAGTAATATCGTTAAAAGAAAAGACATGGCTCAAGGTGGGGTTTCAGAACCTTACATTGGAAGTTATGTTCATGGAAGTTTAGGAGGAGTTAACGTAGGAAACAAGAGCTTACAAAAGTTCTATAGTAATCCTGGTTTTAAAATGCCAAAAATATAACCAACTAAAGAAAGCAGTATGGATACAGAATCATTAGTATATAAATTAAGACGAGCACTCGAGAGAAGAATTCAATCTCTTTCTATGTCAATTACCACTGGAGGGGTTGACAATATGGAGACTTATAAGTATATAATAGGTCAAATTAATGCACTGGAATCAGTGCGTCAGGAAATCTCTAACCTGCTAGATGATAAGGAGCCAAATGCAAAAAGAAACATTGTCGACATCGCAACCAAACCAAAAACCTAAAATAGAATTACCAGATAAAACTTTAGTAGGCGTTAAACCGTCTGAACCTAAAGAACCAAAAAAATTAGAAAAAGAACAGATTCCACAACCGACAGGTTGGAGAATGATCGTTTTACCATTCAAGATGGATGAGAAAACGGCAGGGGGAGTTTTAATTACTGAAACAACTTTGGAGCGTCAACAAGTGGCGTCTCAATGTGGTTTAGTATTAAAAATGGGACCACAATGTTATAACGATAAAGAACGTTATCCAGAAGGTCCATGGTGCAAGGTCAACGATTGGGTTGTCTTCGCACGATACGCGGGATCGCGTTTACAAATTGAAGGTGGGGAAATTCGTCTTCTTAATGATGACGAAATATTGGCGACCGTGAAGGACCCTAAAAGTCTAATTCACGCATATTAACCATAGGAGGATAACTATGCCAACAGAAAACGCTAAGGAACAACCTATAGCAGAAAAAGAACAGAAGACTGTTGATATTGATACGTCTGGACCAGGAGCTGAAATAAACGTTCCTGAAGAAAAAGACGAATCAATTGTTGAGACTCAAGAGAAAGAGTCTGACGTAAAGATAGTCGAAGATGTTCAACAAGACGAACCAGAAACCAAAGAACCAATTAAACAAGAAACAAAAGAAGACGACAGTAAACTTGAAGAGTACAGCAAAGGTGTTCAATCAAGAATAGCTAAGCTAACTCGGAAAATGCGTGAAGCAGAAAGGCAGAGGGATTCAGCCACTGAATACGCAAGAGCTGTTGAACAGCAAAGACAAGTTGAACAGAAGAAATTTTTTAAAATGGATTCTGATTATCAAAAGAGATTTGAAGAAAACGTCAAGACAGGTATGGACGCGGCGCAACGAGAATTGGCCACAGCTATTGAGTCTGGTGATGCTAAAGCTCAAGTCGATGCAAACAAGAGAATTGCTACATTAGCGTTCGAGAATGCGAAAATGCAGCAAATGAAAGAAGGTAGAGAAGACGTCAAATTATCTGACGGTGGTAAATTACCGGCACAAACTCCGAGAGATTTACCTTCTCGAGAACCTAGTGATCCGAGAGCGGAAGGCTGGGCAGCTAAGAACTCATGGTTTGGACAAGATAGAGCCATGACATTCACGGCTTTTGAAATCCATAAGGATTTAGTAGAGAAGGAAGGGTATGACCCTCAATCTAACGAGTACTATGAGGAAGTTGATAAACGAATAAGAGTTGACTTTCCGCATAAGTTTGGTAATACTGAACAACAGAAAACGACTAGACCCGTACAGTCGGTGGCTTCAGCAAATAGAAGCGTAAAACCTGGTCGCAAAACTGTGAAACTCACATCTTCACAAGTCGCTATCGCGAAAAAATTAGGTGTGCCACTCGAAGATTACGCAAAACAATTAAAACTCACGAAGGAGGTATAGCGTATGAAAAAACAAGAAAACAAAACTTCTCGTGCGAACCAAACACGGTCAAAGACTGAAAGACCAAAAGTGTGGGTTCCTCCATCTTCTCTAGATGCACCCCCTGCTCCTGATGGATTCAGGTACAGATGGATCAGAGCTGAATCGATGGGATTCGACGATTCTAAAAACATACAAGGTCGTTTAAGATCTGGTTATGAATTAGTAAGAGCCGAAGAAATTGAAAACGCTTCTGACTACCCGGTTATAGAATCGGGAAAATACAAGGGGATGGTTGGAGTTGGTGGCCTTTTGCTTGCAAAGGTAACTCAAGAGATCGCACAAGCTAGAACTGATTACGTTAAAAAACGTGCTGATGGTCTAGATGAAGCAGTAACAAACGATCTTATGAGAGAGCAGCATAAGAGTATGCCGATCAATGTTGATCGACAATCTCGTGTAACATTCGGTGGTACAAAGAAATCCTAATTAGGAATTCGTGGGTTAATCCCTACTATCGATTTAATATAAACCCGTTCATAGGTGATACTATGAACACTTAAGGAGACAACAAACTATGGCAAACCTACAAACACAAGGATATGGTTGTAAAGCTGTTGAAGTTCTGGGCAATGGTCCAGCTACTCAAGGGCAGAGCAAGTATAGAATCCTTTCAGGTTTGGGCGTAAGAATCCTCAAGAATGAACCAATTGGACCACAAGATAGTTCAGGTGACGACGGCTACATGCAAAGTTTAGCCCCAGCCACTATGGACGACACTGGTACAGGTGGAGCTTCTTGGGATGCTGACACAACTACTCCAGAAGTATGTGTAGGAGTTTCTAACGGTGTATTTTACATCGATGGAACGACATCAAAACCTACATGGTCAAATTCTGTAGCAGCGAGTCAGACTTTCGCAACAAACCCAAATACAGGTAACAGCGATGGTTATGTTTTCGTTAATGACAACCCTTTTCAAGAGTATATGATGAGAACAGACGCAACTATGACAAACATTGCGACGTTTCAATCTGACTGCTTAGTAGTTAGAATGAATCAGAACAATGGTGGTGCAGGTGTATCTGGACAATCAACAGCTACTCTTAATTACAGTACCTCAGACAATGACGGCTACATGTGGAGAATGATTCGTTTGGCAGAAGTGCCCGATCAGGAAGACGTGACAGCTGCTGGTTGTGATGTGGTAGTTGTAATGAACAACAGGGCTAATCAGTTCTTAAGAGACGCATAAGGAGTATAGAACATGGCAATATCACGAGCGCAGTTAGTAAAAGAGCTTGAACCAGGTTTGAATGCTTTATTCGGACTTGAGTACAAGAGATACGAAAACCAACACGCTGAAATCTACAACGTAGAATCTTCTGACAGAGCTTTCGAAGAGGAAGTAATGTTATCAGGATTCGGAAACGCACAAGTAAAGGGCGAAGGTCAAGGTATATCATTCGATGATGCACAAGAGACTTTCACAGCTCGTTACACGCATGAGACAGTAGCATTAGCATTTGCTATCACTGAAGAAGCTATCGAAGATAACCTCTACGACAGACTTGCTTCTAGATACACAAAAGCTTTGGCTAGATCTATGGCGAACGCTAAACAAGTTAAAGCAGCTTCACCTTTAATCAATGGGCTTCCTTCAACGGATGCTTTTGATTCTGGTGACGGTGTTTCTCTGTTTAACACTTCGCACACTACATTAAGTGGATCATTTGCGAACACATTAGCAACTCAAGCTGACTTAAATGAAACTTCATTAGAACAATCTCTAATCGACATTGGAGAAATGACTGATGAAAGAGGTCTTTTAATCGCAGCTAAAGGTGTTAAAATGATTGTTCCACCTGAAAACCAATTTAATGCAGAGAGATTAATGAAGTCTCAAGGCAGAACAGGTACAGCTGATAATGATATTAA